GCATTCCCTGCGCTGGCTGAGAAGCTGTGGGACAGCAATACCCAGGCACTGTTTGCTTCCATAGTAGCGTTCCATTTTGGTGGCCGAGCCTTTGGAAAATGATCTGGACCCTGGTGCTAGTTACAGGTATCAACATGAACTCAATCCTAATCGTTGGATATTTTGAGTACGAGGCTGCCTGCCAGAAGGCGGCTAAAGAGTGGCGCGACCTGGGCTACAAAGTGGGGTGCGTGCAAACGCAAAAGAAATGAAAGTATCTGCCAAGGCACTGTCAATGATTAAGCACCACGAGGGGACTAGGCAGCGCCCTTATCGCTGTCCGGCTCTGCTTTGGACTGTTTGCGTTGGCCACGTACTGTACCCAGCCCAGAGTAAGCTAAAGCTAGAAGAACGTAATGGATACCCATTGAGGCCAGAGGATGACCGGCTGTGGTCTATGGAGGAGGTAGATGGAATACTTGCAGCAGACCTTGATCGCTTTGAGCGCGGCGTGGAACGATTCTGTCCTGTCGTTCTTACACAGGGTCAGTTTGATGGGCTTGTTAGCTTTTCTTTTAACGTGGGTCTTGGGACACTCCAGCGTAGTACGCTACGCCAAAAAGTGCTACGCGGGGATATGGAAGGCGCTGCGGACGAGCTTTTGAAGTATTGCATGGCCGGCGGTAAGCCATTGAAAGGTTTGCAGAACCGGCGCAAGGATGAGCGCGTCCTATTCTTATCCTAATGGTGGCACAATAAAACTATGGCCATCCAGCAAAAACTTGAGACTCCGACGCCGCCTAATCTGGGGTATCCACCAGAGGAGTACGAGCGTCGTAACTTCAATGAGTCCAATGGAGCGCTGAACGTTTACTTTCGCAAAATAACTTCGGTGCTTGGCGCCTTGTTTGGGGTCAAGGGCAGCCGGTACATAAACGCGCCCTATGGCGCCTTTCAGAGTACTGTAGACCAGACTGCGGCGGCCATCAATACCGCGTATGCCATGACGTTTAATACGACTGATTTCACCAATGGGGTGACAGTTGTCAGCAGCTCGCGTATCACAGTCACTGACTCTGGTATATATAACCTACAGTGGTCTGGTCAGTTTGAAAATACAGCCAGCGCAGACCATGATGTAAGGGTATGGATTAAGGTCAACGGGACAAATCTTGTTGGCTCTACTGGATTTGCTGGGATACCTTCTAAGCATGGCGCAGTCAATGGCCACACAATAATTGCATGGAACTACTTTCTGTCACTTGCTGCCAATGACTACATCGAGCTTTGGTGGGAGACTGACAGCACCGCAGTCAGCATCCAGGCATACGCTGCGGCGTCCAACTATCCATCTACCGCGTCGCTGATTACGACCATGCAATTTGTGTCAAACACAATGTGAGAACGTCATGTACATACCATTAAAAATACCACCAGGAATCTATCGTAACGGGACTGAGTACCAATCATCAGGGCGCTGGTACGACGCTAACCTGGTTCGTTGGTACGAGAACACTCTGCGCCCGATTAACGGGTGGCGCAAGCGTTTCAGCTCTCAGACGGCTATGAGTGGAAAGTGCAGGGGACTGATTACCTGGCGTGATAACACCAATGATCGTTGGATTGCAGCCGGTACGCACACTAAACTTTATGTGATGAACGAGTCGGGCACGCTCAAAGAGATTACCCCAACAGGGTTTACGGCAGGCATTGCTGATGCTACTTCGTACACCGGCTACGGGTACGCTGCCTATGGAAACTTCGCGTATGGCGTGCAGCGCCCTGACTTGGGTGACGTTATCAGCGCAACGACCTGGTCAATGGATACCTGGGGTGAGTACCTGATTGCTTGTTCAAGTGCAGATGGGAAGCTGTACGAGTGGCAGTTGGGTTTTACAACGCCTACGCTGGCAGCGGCCATCACCAATGCACCGACAGGATGCAAGGCGGTAATGGTGACCGCAGACCGGATCGTGTTTGCTTTAGGTGCTGGCGGCAACCCGCGCAAGGTGGCCTGGTCAGATCAAGAGAACAATACAGTTTGGACTGCCGCCATAGACAATTTGGCGGGTGACTACGAGTTGGCCACGCCAGGAACTTTACTGGCCGGCAAGCGCGTTAAGGGTGTAAACCTACTGTTTACTGACGTAGACGTGCACACAGCTCAGTACATTGGCGCACCATTCGTTTATGGGTTTGACAAGGCCGGCAGCGGGTGCGGGTTGATCTCGGCGCAGTCAGTGGCCGCCATCGACACTGCCGCCATCTGGATGTCCAGCAGCGGGTTTTGGATGTACGACGGGTACGTCAAGCCACTGCCGTGCGACGTGTCTGACTACATTTTCAACGATATAAACTTGACGCAAAAGTCAAAAATCTATGCCGTCCACAATAGCAAATTCGGTGAGATATGGTGGTTTTACCCCTCCAATGACTCCAACGAGAACGACTCTTATGTGACGTACAACTACCGCGAGGGTCACTGGAACATAGGCACATTGTCTCGCCTAGCGGGTGCTGATGCAGGGGTGTTCACCTATCCCGTGATGGTGGATACCAATGGCTATATCTACGAGCACGAGGTCGGTTTTGCCTATGACTCGGCCACCTTGTTCGCGCAATCTGGACCCATCGAGCTGGGTACAGGCGAGAACATAATGAACGTTAGGCAGGTGATTCCTGACGAGCAGACACTGGGCGAGGCCGTTGTTTCTTTCACGTCAAGGTTCTACCCGACAGGCGCGGAGTCTACTTTTGGACCCTACACGGCGGCAAACCCTACGTCTGTAAGATTTTCTGGGCGCCAGGTTGAGATGAAGGTTACGGCTAACACCTTGGCCGATTGGAGGATTGGGGTTATGCGGCTGGAGGCGACTGCCGGTGGGCGTCGGTGACAGACCTGGACGAGTTAAACAGGCTGCGCCAGCAGGTGGAATCGGCTTTAGAATACTCTGAAGGTACACACACATTTGACGACATTGCCGAGGGGGTTGGAAATAACAGGTTCCAAGTATGGCCAGGCGTCAAGTCTGTTGTTGTGACCGAGATCATTGTCTACCCGCGAATCAAGAACTTGCACTACTTTCTTGCTGGCGGCGACCTAGATGAACTCAAGCTGATGCGACCACACATCGAGCGTTGGGGCAAGAGTTTAGGTTGCACGCGAGTTACTCTCGCAGGGCGTCAGGGCTGGGCCAAGACGTTTCTGCGCGATGAAGGATACGAACCTAAGTGGTTCATTTTGAGCAAGAACTTGTAAGGGGAATGATATGAGTCTAGGCGGCATCACTGACTATTTAAGAGCAAACAACATCTCTGCGCCAGAGGATTACTCCTCTACGCCTTACCTGCCATATGCGCAGCAGGGTCCGTATCAGGCCATCATGTCCCAGATGGGCAACTACGGCGGCTCTGCCGGTACTGGCTACCAGCAGGGCATGGGTAACGTCTATGGAGGCGGCGGTGCTGGTGGTGCTATGGGAGGGTTCAATCCTGACCTGTACAAACGAGCTGCACCTGCTGCACCTGTAGTCTTGCCCGATATGGGTGGTGGAAATCGTGGTGGCGGTAGCGGCGGTGATCGCAGTGGTGCAGCAGGCAATGGAAGCTATGGCGGTATGCCATTTAGGTATGACCCAAATAGTTATACAGGTGGTCTTTTACCAGCATTGCTAGGTCAGCAGCCACCGGCTCCAATTGTTGACACTACTGGATATAACAGTGTTGCAGAGGCAGAGTCAGCACAATTGCAATCTCTTGCAAACCAGTATGGTATGTACAACAACCCGAATGCAGTTGGAGATTCTAACTACAGCAATGAAGGAAGTGATAGTAGAAGTTTTGGACGCCGTGATGCTGGTGGTGATAGTAGTTATGGTGGTGATAATAGTGGTGATAATAAAAGCTGGGGAAGCCGTGATGCGGGTGGGCTTGCTAAAGGTGGACAGGTATCCATGCAGCACCTTAAAGGTCCAAACCCTATGGGTCCAGATCAAGGATATGGCGCCTTAAAGTCTGGAGAGTTTGTCATCAATGACAAGGCTGTAAAAAAATACGGCATCGAGTTGATGAACGCCATCAATAGCGGCAAGATTTCTAAGGGCAAGCTACGCGGCTTGCTCGAAATGTAAAGGGGAAACGTATGAGCAAAGGCGGCAGTCAGACGGCGACAACAAGCATTGATCCCGATCTAAAGAAAGCATTCTTAGCTAACCTGGAGCAGGCGCAGGGAGTTGCTGGTGCGCTACCAGTGCAGCAGTTTGCTGGATTCAATCCAATGTACCAGGCCGGAGAGGAGCAGTTAATCAATACCGGACTCGCTGGACCTGGACTTGGCACTGTTGACGAGGCCACATACCGTACTGGTGTTGAAGGAACCTATCAACCTGGAATGGTCAATGCTGCGCAGGCAAACCTTGGTATGAGTGGCGCTGGAAGTATCGGCAGCTACATGAACCCGTATACAAAATACGTTAGAGAAAACGCATTGTCTGATCTGGAGACTTCGCGTCAGAATGCCATACGCCAGACTTCTCAACGTGCGCAACAGGCACGCGCCTTTGGTGGTTCACGTCAGGGTATTGCAGAGGCTGAGACAAACCTTGGCTATGGCACGCAGGCGGGCAGGCTTTCTACGCAGCTCAATGAGAACGCATTTAGAGAAGCTATGGCCGCGCAGCAGGCTGATCTAGCACGTCAGCAGCAGGCGTCACTTGCTAATCAGGGTGCTGGTCTTTCGGGTGCTCAGTTAAGACTTGGAGCTGCTAATCAGTTGGGTAACCTTGGACAACTACAGCAGGGTCTGCGCATGAGTGGCGCTAATACGGTTATGCAGGCTGGTGAAGCACGTCGAAAGTTGTTGCAAGATCAGATGGACGCGCAGCGCAATATCGGTCTGCAAAAGCTACAGGTGGCGCAGTCTGCTTTGGGTCAGGGTATTCCTAACTTGGGTACTACAACAAGTGAACCATATACAAAAAATCCACTTACAGGTGCATTTGGAGGTGCTTTGGCTGGTTCTAAATTTGGCGTACCAGGAAGCATACTTGGCGGCTTGCTTGGACTACTTGGTTAAAGGGGAAACATCATGGCAGATTTTGATTTAGGCGGCTTGCTGTTTGGCAATGCGCCATCCAGCGGCTTTGAAAGCTACCTGGACCCAGAGCAGTTAAAGGCTATGCGTGACCAAGGCGTCATGCAGGCAGCAATGTCATTGTTAAGGTCATCTGGTCCAAGTAGAGTGCCTATCGGTATCGGCCAGGCTCTGGGCGAGGCGTATGGGGCTGGACAGACGGGTTACCAGCAGGCGCAGCAGCAGGGCATTGCAGGACTGCTTACTAAGCAGAAGCTGGAGGAGGCAAAGCGTGCGCAGCAGATGCAAGAGGATTACGCCAAGATGGTTATGCAGCTAACTGGTGGACAAGCGCCAGAAATGGGCGCCATGACTCCAGAGTCTGTATTGGCTGCTCCAGTTACAGCGCAACTGCCTGCAGGACCTACTGTTGCTAGGGCCGAGATGATTGGTCAACTTTCTCCAAGTTTAGGTAATCCTGCTATTGGTGGTGCTCAAATGCAACGCGCTAATTTGCCTCCGCAAATGGCTGCATTGCTGTCTCGGTTGCCAGCAAAAGAAGGCATACCGGAGTTGATGAAGTATATGCAGCCAGCTAAGACACAAGGACAACCATTTAAAGCTGCTGATGGAAAATACTATATCCAAACAGATACGGGCGGCGTGATACCGGCTCCAATTGAACCTGCTGATCTAGGTGCTGAAGAATACGGAGCACCAGTAGCGCAAGTTGTTAACGGACAAATTCAGATGGTCCAGTACAACAAAAAAGGCGATAGTAGGATTGCACAAGGTGTTATGCCGTATGAGCCACAGTCACCAGATATCCGTTCTGTTGAGTACCTTTTAGGTCAAAAACTAGGTGGAACTGGTGCTACTGGCATGGGCCAAGTTGGTGATTATCGTAGAACACTTGCACCAATAACAAAGGTCAATGTTCCTGTTGATATGACTGGCGGTCAAAAAGGCTTTGAAAATGAGATGTCTTTGGGTAAAGCATTTAAAGCAGAACCAATCTACAAAGATTTCAGCGATATGCAATCTGCATACGGACAGGTAGTTTCATCATTAAAGCAAGGAACTCCAATTGGTGATGTTGCTGGCGCTACTAAGGTAATGAAACTGCTTGATCCTGGCTCTGTTGTACGTGAGTCTGAACTTGGTATTGCAATGGCCGCTGCTGGTCGCATGGATCGTTTACAGAACTACTTTAGCAACATGATGTCAGGTCAAAAGCTGACACCTACTCAGCGTGATGATTTCCAGAGTTTGTCTAATGAACTTTATGCGGCTGCTGGTCAGGCTTACAACAAAAAGCGTCAAGAGTACGAGGCATTTGGTACTTCATACGGATTCAAAAACCTTGGCACTGCACTTGGAGAACAGGCAAAAATTCCGTCTTTGATGGGTGGTGGACCTGGTGGAACGCAAAGAAAGCCATTAGGCGATATTTTTAAGCCTAGAGTACCATAAGGATTAAATCATGGATGATCTAAAAATTAAGATCAAAGAGGCTAAATCTGCTGGATACCAGGATGATGAGATCATCAAGTATCTTGCCTCAATGCCTGATCTAACTCAAAGCATTACAAGCGCAGTAGAGAACCAATACGCACCAGCAGAGATACTTAAATTCTTGTCTGAGCGTAAGTCTCCTGCTTACGAGGCCGGCGCCAAAAAGTCTGAACTTGAAAAAGGTTTCTTGACTGCGATGCAGGGTCCGACATTCGGCTTCTATGATGAACTTGCCGGTGCATTGGCGGCTCCCGTTACTGCCTATCAAACTGGTAAACCGCTATTCGAGGCGTATCAGCAGGAGCGTGATATACGTCGTGGAGCTGCTGAGTCCTACATGAAGGAAAACCCCTGGACATCTGCTGGCTTGCAGGGCGTGGCGTCAATCCCCACCATGCTTGCAGGTTTACCTATGAGGGCGGCTGGCGTTGTTAGCAAGGCAGTTATGCCTACAGTTGAATTTGCTGCACCAAAAGTGGCGCAGACTGTTTCAAATATTGGACGCTATCTAACTGCGGCGCCAGAGGCTGGCAAGGTTATGGGTCTGGGTCAGCGCATGGTCCAGGCCGGTGCTGGAGGCGTCGGTTATGGATTGCTTGGTGGGGCTGGAGCAAGCGAGGGACAGACAGCAGGAGAGATAGCAACAGACGC